TGACCGCTCCTGCCTTCAAAGGCAAGCTGAAGCACCTGAACGACGCCGAGACCGCATACGGCCTTGGTCAGTTCTATCTCAGCGCCATGGGCAACAAGTCCGCCCAGCAGTGGGTTAGCGATCGCTACGGTGCCAAGGCACACAGCGAAGGCAACAACTCGCTCGGTGGATTCTTGGTTCCAGAAGAGCTGGATCAAGCGATCATCGACCTGCGTGCCGAGTTCGGCAAGTTCCGTGCTAACACTCGCGTGCTCAACATGAGCCGTGACAGCCTCTTGATCAACCGACGTGCCGGTGGCCTCACCGCGTACTCAGTTGGTGAAGGCTCAAGCGTCACCGAGTCGGACAACACCTTTGATCAAGTCAACCTGGTCGCCAAGAAGTTTGGCGTGCTGACCCGGTACAGCCGCGAGCTGGCCGAAGATGCCATCGTCAATCTCGGTGACTACATCTCCGGCGAGATCGCCTATGCGTTCGCCAACAAGGAAGATGAGGCTGGCTTCAACGGTGACGGCACCAGCACCTACGGCGGCATTGTCGGCCTCGACAACGCCATCGGCAGCGCTGGCGTTCGTGACGGTGGAGCAGGTTGGGCCAACATTGACATTGAAGACCTGACCGCTACCGTGGGCCTTGCTCCTGAGTACGTGTTCACCCGTTCCACTCCAAAGTGGTACATGAGCACCCAGTTCTATCACAGCGTTGTGCTTGATGTGCTGGCCGGTGCTGGTGGCAACACTCCGGCAACCTTGGCCGCAGGTGTCACCCAGCGTCAGCTCTTCGGATATGAGGTCGTGTTGTGCGATGTGATCGCAAAGGCTGACGCCAACAACACCACGTACGCCTACTTTGGCGCTCTTGACCTTGGCTGCACGATGGGCGACCGTCGGCCAACTGAGGTGGCTGTGTCTGAGGATCGGTACTTCGAGAACGACCAAATCGGCGTTCGCGGTACGACCCGATTCGATATCGTGGCTCACGACGTTGGCGATGCGTCCGACGCTGGTGCCGTTGTCAAACTGGCTACAACTTCCTGAGGTGCTCACATGATCAATGTCCAAAACATCGTTCACGCTGACTACAACCTCACCGTCGATGGATCCGATGCAGGATTCGAGATCGACACCAACAATGCCTCATACCTGGTCGTGCAAGTGTTCGGCTCTGGTGGCGCTGGTGCCGCTTTCACCAACTGCAAGCTCCAAGAATCTGATGCCTCCGGCTCCGGCCAAGCAGACATCAGCGGAGCTACCGCATCCATCACCACGCCCGGCTCCGGCGAAGATGAAGCGTATTTCTTTGTTGACCTCCGTGGTCGCAAGCGCTACATCACCGTTGTGGCTGATCCCGGTGAGTCTGCCGATTGCTCGGTCTCTGCGTTCCTTGCACGGAATGCCGAGGCTCCGATCACTGCCGCTGGTGCGAGCATGACCGCTCGCGTCATCGTCTGATCTAAGATCAAACACGGGCTGGCCGTCGAAAGGCGGCCAGACCCATTTCCAACAGGAGTACAGAATGATTCGCTCACAGGATTTGAAGTTTGTAGGCTCAGACATCAACGGAGGCGCAAACGATGCGTCTGCGGTGTTTGATTGTGCAGGTGCATCGTTCTTGGTGATCACATGCGTCACTGAGGCACCGTCTGACGATCAGGAGATCACGATCACCGAAGGCGACACGGTGGACGCCAACGACGCAACTCTGTATCCAGCCACCACTACGCCGAGCTCCGCAACCGACACCACTGCATTCTTCCTGGTGGATCTGAAAGGCAAGCGGCGATACATCAAGGTGACGAGCTCTTCTGGCTCTGATCTGCGGTTCAAGAGCATCATTGGCCACGTCTATCGAAAAGGCAACGCTCCTGGCAATGCCACAGAAGCAGGCGTCGATCTGCGGGTGTTCCTGTAAGCCATGGCACTCGCAGACAACGCTCTGGTCAGTCTGGCTGACACCAAAACGTACATGGGCATCACCAGCTCGACTGATGATGCTCTGCTTGAGCGTTTGATCAATGCGGAATCAACCCGCATCGAGAATTACTGCGACCGCAATTTTCGCCAGCAGACCTATCGAGAAGCCTACAACGGCAGCGGCCAGCGTCGGCTTCGGCTTCGCAACTTCCCAGTCTCGGCTGTGACACGTGTGGCCATCGGCAGCAAGCTGGCGCTGACAGTGACGAGCGACACGGCCACCGATCTGCGTGCTGTGGTTGAGGTGCAAGATGACCGCCTGCAACTGACTCGCCATGATTCTGATGGCGATAAGACCCAGACCCATTTTGTGTTCACGGCCAACGGCAACGAGACAGCTGCGGGCCTGGTATCTCGGATCAATTCGGAGGATGGCTTCAGTGCCACGCTGGGCACCGACTGTCTGAGCGAGGATCTGTTCAGAATGGGCGGCGTGAACGTAATGCTCAACTCTGCCCAGATCTACTTTCCTGATCGCGATGATATTCCGTACCGCATCCATGATGACCGGGCCACGCTGGAGTTTGTCGATTCTGCTGACATGATCTTCTACGGGCGTCGCACTGACGCTGGCTTGCCGATGCCGCATACGTTCGCAGGCATTCGCGTGGACTACACTGCAGGCTATGACGGATTGACAGAGATTCCTGCCGACTTGGCCCAAGCCTGTATCAAGCTAGTGCAGTACGCCTACAACGACCGCAAGCAGAACAACACGCTCGCCAGCGAGTCAATAGGTTCGTACTCCTACAGCCGATCGCAAGACCCGATCGTGGGCAACGGCGAGGTGGCTGCACTCTTGGCCCAGTATGTGGATCGGAAGTCGTGAGCGTTGAGACACTGATTGACACGCATGGCATCAGCCTGGACCGTGAGCGGCCTATTGTCTTTGTGGATGCTACCGGCTTCCCGACGCGATCTTTGCAGACCACAGCAGGCTTTGCCGTTGGATTCGTGCAGCCTCAATCTGCTTCTGAGCCAGTGCAGTATGGCCGCGAAGAGCTGGTCATATCACACAAGGTGTATCTGAAGCCCGGCGTAGATCTGCAGGCTGACGATATTCTGGTATTCAACTCCAAGCGCCTGCGTGTGGTTGGTATTCTTGATCCTGGCACGTTCGTCTATACCGGCTATCACATGGGCCACGTGATCGCGGATTGTGTCGAGGATGAAAGCGACGATACCGCATGAGCGCCAGCAGTGAATTCTTCAAAGCCAAGATCCGCACGGCGGCGCTCAACTCCGTGCGTGATGGTGTTGAGGCTTCGGCGATCCTGCTGCAAACGAAGCTGAAGCAGGTGCTGAACCAAGGCAAGAGCAACGTGGTGACAAAGACCCGCGTGCGGAATACATCACGTGGTGCCGTTGGTTCGACCTATCGCCAGTGGGTATCTGGTGCTCCTGCTGGCGCGCCTCCATACAAAGACACCGGCAACCTTGCCAAGATCCAAGTGGACAAGAGCAAGATTGACACGGCCAAGCCATCGGCAAGAGTGGGCACAAATGCCGTCTATGCTCCGGCTTTGGAGTTTGGAAGCCGACGGAATGCACCGCACCCGTTCATGCGGCCAACCTTGGCGGACAACCAAGCCGCGATCCAGACCAAGTTTCAAAAGGTCGTGGCTGGGCAGTTCCGGAGATACATGCGATGAGCCAAGATGTGGTCAAAGCATTCTACGACCAGCTGATCAGCGATCAGACCTCTGGATCGTTCTACGATCGCGTGAGCGGCAGGATCTACGAGCTTGAAGGCCCGACCAATGCGGCCTTGCCTCTGGCGGTGTTCTCGCTCATTTCGTCACCGTATGCGGACACCTTTGACAGTTCTTCAATCAAGGACTACACGTTTCAAGTCGATATCTACGGCAGGAAGCGTGCAGGCATGTCTGCGGCAGGAGCGATCAACACGGCGCTTTTCACGCTGCTTGACCGCCAGACGATCACGGTTCCCAATAATGATGACGGCTTGGTTCGGTGTTTGATCCAAGGCGTCAGGACTGTTGAAGATGATGCAGTGCGCATCCGCTCAGAATGGATTGTTCAAACGGGCCTCATGGCCTAAGGAATACTGAATGGCACGAATCGTAGGATCAGACGGCGGTTGCACCGTTGACGGCTACAACCTCAAATTCACTACTTGGTCTGCGACCTTCTCACAAGTGGTCACGGATACCTCAGCATTTGGCGACACATTCGCTCAGAAGCGTGGCGGCCTGATGTCTGGCACCTTCTCCGCTGGCGGCGTGTTGCAAGATGGTGGCACTGGAGGCAATGCCGATCCAATGCCGGATTCAGCAGGCGATATTGCATTGGCTGCTACTGGCGTTGCTGTCGATCTGCAAGCAAATAGCACATCCTCTTTGTGGGAAGGCTCAGCTGTGATCGCCAACTTCTCGCCAACCGTCACCAATGCTGGAGAAGCCACCGCGACTCTTGACGGTGAGTTCACCGGCGCAATCACGATCACCTGGGCAGAAGCCTAAGGCGGTGCCACATGGCCAGAATCGTAGGTTCTGACGGCAACTGTGTACTCACAGGATATGGCCTCAAATTCACCTCATGGTCTATGACTTTGAGCAACGTGGTCACGGATACGTCGGCTTTTGGTGATACCTTTGCGGCCAAGCGTGGCGGCCTCATGTCTGGCTCATTCACCGCGACGGGCGTGATCCAAGATGGCGGTTCTGGCAATAGCCCGATGCCGCATGCGGATGACCCAGCAGCGCCGACTGATGCCAACATCGCCATGAGCGCGGCCGGTACTGCGTTCATTGGGTACGCCTCCGATCGCACTGGTTCGGCTGATGATTCGTTCTGGTCCTGTGCCGTTGTCGTATCGTCGGCGGCACCGACATCGTCCAACGCTGGCGAGGCTACAATGACCATCTCTGGCGAAACCACGGGCGATATATCCATCACATGGGATGAGGCATAATGAGACCAGCACGGACGCTGCAAGATCTAGTCACAGTTCTCACCTTCAAAGGCCGCAAGACCGGCAAGCTGATCACGAAGCGCTGCGCCTCCACTCCCAACCATACCATCGAAAAAGCCCAACTCAGTGCCATGAAGTTGTATTATCTGGTGGACGATCCTGACCGGCTGGTGAGTATCGAGACCAAGACCAGAAAGCAATGGATGGAGGAAGGCTACAAGCCACAGCCTCCGCAAGACCTGAGAGGCTAAAATGATCAAAGATGTTGAGGTGAAGTTGAGCGGCCAATCATTCACGGTTGGCCGCTTTTCCGTGTCTGATATCCACCGCGTTGGCGAGCTGGTGTATCGCGTGCGACGTGATCGCCTGGTCGATGACCTGAGCGCCATCGGCTTGGACGCTGAAGCCAAGTTGGCCAAGGTCAACGAGCTGCGGGCCAAGTGGGAGAACGGGCTCGAGGTGCTGCGTGCGGCGTACTTCATGGACGGTGCCCAAATCATCTGCCGTGAAGCCTTGCAGAAGTCAGGCCACGACACGGCTCTGCTTAACGATTGCGAAGACCTCAAAGAGTTGGTGCTGGCCTCGACAATGATCTGCGGCCTGCCTGATCCGTTTGCCGAGAGTGAGCAAGAGGACGAGGCCGATGAGGTCGATGACGAGGCCGAGGAGATCAAGCCAGACGATCGGTAAGACAGCCAGCACTGCCCGACAAGCGCGAATGGACACGAGAGCGGGCACTGCTGGCGCATTACTTTCCGGGCATCGGAGAGCCGATATATCTGACGTTGCCCGAGTGGAATGGCCTGCTCGAGCAGATTC